TACCTAATAATACAATCAGTATCAATTGCTTTTAACGGTCGTATCTGTATACCTTGTGTAATTGCTGTAGTAGGGCCTTTTCCACTATCACCATCCCAAAATCTTGGTTTTAAAATAGCGGCCCATACCGTGGCAATTCTACGTGGTTTTTCTTTTTTAAACCCACCTTGTCCATCCGGCTCTATGGTCTGCCGTAATATTTCTATACGATTCTTCATAGATCCAATCCGTAACATAATTATTTACCTTTTCCGGACTCGGAATCTTTACCCCCATCTTCGTCTGGTGGGTTTTCATCACCATCATTATCCTCATTTGGTGGATTTGGATTTCCTTCTGGTGGATTTTTTTCACCACCAGTTTTAGCATTCGGTGGAGTAATTTCCGCATCATCAATAACTTCAATTAGACCTGTTTCTACATATGGTTGCGCTTTTTCATTTT